GCGAGGTTGCGAAAGTTCGCTCGCAGTTGGCAGCCTTACGCGCATCGGAAGGCGTAACCATATCGACTGATGTTAAGCGAGCAACGCGGGTGATTCCACAAGGCGACTTTGGCGACAAGTCAATGCGAGCAATATCGTCCACGTTTGATATTGATGACGCATTATATTCTGATAAAAATGTAGCAGACGTTTTACGGAACCTTAAGAAAAGCGTGTCTGATGCAAAAGAAGAAATGAGTGCGTTCGATCTTCGGATGACAGATATGCACAATATGTTGGCTCGTCTTGTGCCATTACTGCTCGTCTTTATCGGTGCGGTGCCCGCTGTCGTAACGGCGCTTGCTGGACTCGCAACTGCTGCTATCTCGGCTGCCTCGGCACTACTCGCCATTGCTGGCTTTGGTGCGCTTGGCGTTGGAATGGAGGGCGGTGAGTTTGATATGGAGAATCTCTCCGAAGTGATGGACGACCTTCGGCGTGATTTCCTCGATGCGTTTGCACCATTAGCCGAACGTCTCGAACCAATTTTCCGTGACGCTGCCGACGCAATGACGCTCTTTTTCAACGCGATCTCCCGTCAAGGCGATGCGTTGATGGAGTTGACGGACGATGCACGAGCGTTCGGGCAGTTTATGATGGATTGGGTACCCGAGGTACTGACGGCGATGGCGTCGATGGCAGAAGCCTTTTCGCCCGTCTTTGGGGCCATCGGTGACGCACTCGATGACGCACAAGTACTACGAACGTTAACGCGTCTCACAATGGAAGTCATTCCCGCAATTGGGCAGATGGCCGATACGATTATTTCTGCTATTCCATACATCATCAAGATGTCTATCGGGTTTGCGATAGTCTCGAACGCTATTATGGACGCGTTGAGTGTTCTTGGTTCGTTCTTGAGAATGATTGGTATTTCGCCCGAGATGTTGGGGATCGTCGTCGGTTCGATGTTGGCACTCGCTTCAGCAATTGCCCTCACAAACACCGCACTCAATTCATTTGTGGCGTCGGCAATGGCGTCCGCAATATCTTCGATGTATTTCTTCTTCCTTTCGTTGGTCAGAACTGGTAGTGTGATGACCGCGTTTGCGACGACGACAATTGGGAAAGCTATAATAGGACTGTATAACTATATTGCTGCTGCAATTAGTGCTGCTGGTGCAAGTGGAACGCTTGGAGCGTCAATATTGTTCTCAACCAAGGCGTTAGCAGCCTTTTTAACGTTAGCGTCGTTGGGTGTCTTAGGAGCAGTACTTGTCCCGATGGCGCTTAGTGCAGCGTCGTCGTTCACATCGCTCGGTGATTCAATCAACTACGCTGCTGATGCGATGGGCGAGTTTAACAGAGTCTCCGAGCAAGGCAGTGACGGATTCAACCCGTATGAAGGCGGCGGCAGCGGTGGCGGTCCTTCTGCCCCGAGTGCCGCGGTAACGGGTCCAAACGGAAATGTTATTATCGAGTCGAGTGGTGATCCGAACAAAGATCGATCGAACGGTCGGTATGCAAGTTGGCGTAATGGACGAACGACGGGGAGTGAAAACTAATGGCTGAAATACGCGTCCGTGACCAAAACGGACAATATATACGGAAGGAAGTACTGTCACGAAAAGCAGCAATTGTTCGTGGTCGAATCGACGGCGATAGGACTATTTCGGAAGACGACGATGACGTATTTAAACCCAAAGTAGCCCAACGAGTCGAGTACGATCACCAAGGCGACATTTCACAAACAAAAACGGTCTGTGGCGAAACTGAGAAGCGACGTGATGCCGATGAAGGACCAGAAATGACAATCGAGGGCATTATTACCTCGGAGCAACTTCCGAAACTTAAATCGTTCGAAAACGCCGACGCAACACTCATCTCAGACGTGCATAGTGGTCCGATATATGTTGGCCGACTAACAATCGAACAAAATACCGATATTACACACTATATCGAGAACGGTGAAGAAAAGTTAGCGTTCGTGTTCCAGATCCAAACGGGTGAACAAGATGACAACGATTAATCTCGAAGAAGTTGTTGGAAGCGGTGCAACTGTTAGTGATGATAATTTTGTCGGTACACAAGCAGAGTCGTTGCCGCCCGTCGATCTGGATTTTTCGTGTAAGAATGAGGGATCGAATCCCGAAACAGTTGTCGATATCAGTCAAGACAATAAGTGGATACGGATTCCCGTCAGCGGTGTTGACGAGTGGATTAACAAAGACGGACCAGCAGACATTACTCGGACGGCAAAAGTCCAGTTCCCGATGGAGTGGGGTGGTGTTTCGATAGTACAGTTTATTAATGGATTCCGTAGTCAAAACGGGTTCGAAGAACAGAACGATCCGTATGACAAATGTCGGATATATTTTTGGGACGACTCTCCAACCACTGAAAACGAATGGCAGATTACCCATCACGGCTATGTTGGCGGTGTTGGGCCATCGGATAATGGAACGGGCAAGTTTTGGGTCTATGACGTTGCTGATCTAATGAAAGGTGTTGCTGTTTCGAACGGCTTTAACAAACCGAGTCTCTATACGGCGTTAGAGTTTGCGGTTCGAGGCACGGACGAGAACGGCAACGAAGTGGGTATTCAAAACCGAACGCCGTGGGATATGATAAACTACACGGTATTCGGAATCACTGATATTCCTGCACAGAAAAAGTCCAATATTCGTACTGAGATCCCACAAACAGAAGACGTGGCCGAACAAAGCGAGGCCGTTCGGAGTATTGGTAGCCAATGGGCGTGGGAGTCCATTATTAACCCGCTTTCGGAAACCGTTGGCGATGCAATAGATTCACTTCGCTCCATCATCGACAAAATCGCCCTCGATAGCAACAAGCGGTTCCAGATCAATCGTCACAACATGATTGACTATATGGAGTGGGTTACGTCACTTGTTGACGGTCGATGGTGGTTCGAACCGTTTGCTGACGCACCCGTTCTTGTTGTCGATGCTTCTGCTATTCGTGACGGTGCTGCGACAAACAGTTACGACCGTCGATACTTTGTTGACCAACAGACGGTTACTGATTGGAGAGATGTCCAAGAGGAGGCACGCGGCGCAGCAATGTTGAAAGAAGCAGAACGTCGTGATGATGGTATTAGTGATGATTTCATCAAGACGACGGTTGCCGAACGCGACCAAGCTGATTTCCAACTTGGTGACACGATTCCCGAAAATTACTTGCCACCACACAACTATAACATTTTTGAGCAAGTTCGGACACTTAATAACAACGCATTGGCTGATATCAAACCGTTTAACACGTTGGAACTATATGGTGAGGGAACGACGTTTCGTGAACGGTACAGTATTTTCGGACTAAACGACTTTAGTGAAGCGTCGTCTGTTGGTGCCTATACTGAAGAATATCCGTTCGTGAAAGTCCAATACACGCCGCTTTTGGAACGTGCAAGCGGATACGAATATACAGCCCAACCGATTGAATCCGACAACATTTTCCTTGATAGAGCAGAAAACGCTGCCATTAAAGAGTTTCGAAAACATTTGGCCGAAGAAACTGAAGGGTCGATTACAATCAAAGGCGAACCGTACATACTACCGTTCGATTATATCGTTTCGACACCAGTTTGTAACGAAACGTACGAAAATGTAAATGCACAACCGATTGAGTGGGAAGTAAACGGCGTCCATCACAAACGACACGTCGGTGAACAGTATAGTACTGATCTCACCGTCTCTATCGCCGTCGAGGATCGGCTAATAAACGTCGAATCCGAATACCGAGAAACATAATCACGACTAATAAAGAACCTATGGCTCGTAATAATCCATCTAACCCCTACACCCGAGATCGAAATCACACGTCGAAGGACATTCAGATGCCGATCTCAAAAGCACGAGTTGTTGACGCCCGCTGCGACGACTGTAACGGTTTCCACACGGTTCGGATTCGCGTCTACGGCGATGGCACGTCGTATTTGGCACCCGTGTTGACGCCAATGATCGGATCTGTCTGGATTCCTTCAAAAGGTGACGACGTAGCTGTGCTTTTTACACAGTCCGATAAACCGTGGGTGGTCGGATCGTGGTATGCGTTAGATCGTGTTGAGAGCGGTGACGTTAATCTGCCATCGTACGAGGTTGGCGATATTCGACTTGGTAATCACAGCGGTTCACACGTCACCGTTCACGAGGATGGGCGTATTTCGATCCGCACTGCTGAACAACAGCGTGTCGATATCGACAGCCAAACAGCCTCGATTGAAAAAACGACGGATCAAACTATCAGCGGCGACGATACGTTTGAAATAATCGAGTTTGATAATGAAAAATACGACGACGTAGATTTGTACAATCCAAATACGTTTACACTAAAAGCAGACGGGTCGTATAACATTACAGCGTCGTGTTTGTTCCCTAATGCTGGTCAGAACAACACGTACAATATTGGGCTGTTCGTAAATGACGAGTTGGTCAAACGGAAAGCCCGTCAAAGCGTCGTCAAAGAAGAACTATCGTTAGACATTTCATACAACGATAAACTATCAAAAGGCGATACCGTTACGGCACGCGTTCGGCAAAATAGTAAGTCAAATAAGACCTTACTCGGTGATCCACAAACAAATGACTTTACAATACGGAGAGATGGTATTTAATGGTTACTGACCTACAGATAAATGAAAACTTAGACATTTTTCTCGACGGCGCAAACGATCTTGCGACAATTAGCGGTATCGAACAGTTAGAACAATCGACCGCGCTGGACGTGCTTAACCAAGCACAGCAGTTCTCGGGTGGGAGATTGACGGGCACAAACGTTGGCCTCCTCGAAGAACGTGTCCGTACGTCGTTGGAGTCCGATCCACAAATTGATAACGTTGTTGACGTGTCGGTAGCCGAGTACAATACGGATACGGGTTCGGTACAGTTGGATGTCGTTGTGACAAATAATAATGATTTCACAATCGAGTTGATACTATAATGCCAATCGTAAACGGTTCATACAGACAACAGACAGAAGCAGAGATTCGAAACGACCTCGAAGACGAACTACGAGCGGAGTTTGGGGCCGATATTGACCTCACGCAGTCGTCAGTGTTCTCGACGCTGACTGCTGTTCTCGCCTCGACGCTCGCTGATAATCAAGAAGAATCTATTGCGGAAGTATATGATTCTGCCTTCCTCGATACGGCAACGGGAGAAGACCTTGATAACGTCGTTTCGATTATCGGTATTCAACGTCGTTCTGCGATTCATTCAACGGGTGTCCAACGGTTTATCGGCGTTGATAAAGCCGACCAAGATTACGTCATCCAACGCGGTACGACGGTTCAGACTGAGGGGCAGCCCATTCAGTTTGAGACGAGCGAGGTGGCGGTTATGGATCTCGTTGATTCGTTCGAGAGCGGCGATCTAAGCGCATACAGTGGCGACGTTGGTGCAGCCACCGTCGAAGCCGATGGATCGGCCACAGACGGCGATAACGTCCTCACAATAGACGCCACGGATGGCGCTGTCATCTACAAAGACGACATCGAGCAGAAACAAGGTTCGGTCTATCACTGCGACGTGCGTCCGACTGTGGGCACGGAACCGACCGTCATTTTCGGAATGGACCCGTTCGATGCGTCGAACTACTATCAGATCGTTGTTGATGAAGCTGCCCAAGAGACACGACTTGAAGTAGTCGAAGGTAATACGGTTACAAGTACGATTGACACTGCTGCGACGACGATTACCGCCAACGAGTTCCACGAGGTCGAGATCAACTGGTCGATAACGGATAATATCGGCATTACAGTGTACGACGCCGATGACAACGAACTATCGACGTTAGGCGGTGACGACGATACGTACACACGAGGCTATGCGGGCTTTAAGTCCAACGATGCGAACGGAAGTAAGTCGTTCGATTGGTACACGACTTCGGAAGTGAGCGCCAACATTCGGGCAATTGAAGGCGGTGTGGAAGGTAATGTCGGTGCCAACTCGATTCAGCAACTCGTCTCACCGCCCGCAAACGTTGATCGGACAACGAATCTGTATCCTACGGGCGACCCACAATACGAAGACCGAAATCAAAATAGTTTTGCTGTCGGAACGGACGAAGAAACAGACTCGGAACTACGAAACAGAGCCTCAGAAGCAGTCACGGGTGGTGGCGATGCAACACACGATGCTATCGTTGCAGAGTTAACGAACAACGTCGATAACGTTAGTTCCGTTACCGTCTACGAGAATAAAACTGATACTGACAACACGGGTAGCGGTGGACTGCCACCCGTGTCGTTCGAGGCTGTCGTCTATGGTGGTACTGATGAAGATGTGGCGAACGCACTATTCGACAAAAAGGCCATCACAGCACGCGACTATGGCGGTGCAAATGGCACTGCGGTATCCGTAACCGTCACTGCCGATTCGAATGGGCAAACGAGAGAAATTACGTTCTCTCGGCCCACAAAGCTCGACGTGTCTATGAGTCTGGATGTCGTTATTGACGATTCATACATCGGTGATGACGACATTCGAGATCAGATAACCCAATACATCGGCGGCACGTTATCGAACGACTCGACTACGATTGGAATCGGCGTTGGAGAAGACGTGCGTGTCGATAAGATCCGCGATATCGTCGTTGGTGACGATAACGGCGTGCTTGGATTTGATAAGTCGGTAGATGGGACGCCGATTGAAACGACGCCCGCAACGACGACGGTTGATGGCCTCGACGTGATTGATGTGGGTGAAAACGAAGTGGCACAGACTGATGCAAGTGATTCGACTATCACGATCAACACGAGAGAACGATAATGGTTCACAACGACATTCCAGACGAACGAAACATTCGATATGCCGAACAGAATTGGGACTCGGCACTTGCGTTTACTGACGGTTCGAATACACACGCACTGTTTAGAGCACTGTTGAGTGCATATGATGATGTTGATGACGACATCGAGTCATTATATAAACAAACGCACATCAATTCGGCAACGGGTGCTGAATTAGACCAGTTCGGTGAGTTAGTAAACGTCGAGCGAAAAAGTAACGAGTCCGATGCAAAATATCGTGCTCGAATCAAAGCAACCTTTCGTTCCTCTACTATTGGATCGACGTTCGACCAATTCACCGAATTTGTCGCCGTCGTCCTCGAAACGGATATCGATAACATTCGGTTCTTAACGCCGTATGAGCGACGACCAGCGACGGTCGAAGTGTCCGCCAACAGCGAGATATACGAAGCACTCGATCTCACAAACGAGGACGTTATCGAATTGTTGGATGGCGGTGTGCCTGCTGGTCATCGAGTTGAAGTGTTCGAAGAAGGAACGTTCCGACTCAAGTCCGATGGCAATGGCGATGACCCGTCGAAAGGACTCACGTCAGACAGTATTGAGACGGGTGGGACGCTACGAGCCGACTTGGAATAACAGCAGTGTTACTCTTACGAGAAAACCTAACCTCGTGCGTTCGTGAACGTAACTCTGCCACAGTTCACTCGTGAGAAAACCTCGACTACTACTAACATAGAAACGGATGGCCACTAATAGATTTCCACAATGGGGCGATTCAGGCGAGTCTCCGCCTACGGGCTTTGAGTATCAAGGTGGCGACCAAGTAAACGAAAAACACCTTGATTATCTCTGGTACGCCCTTAACGCACAAGTAGACGATCTTATTTCAGATATCGATGCTGTCGATACCAAAGACATTGAGGACTTTTCTACGTCTGGTGGGGCTGAGACAGTCCCCGTTTCCCAAGGTGACGGGACTGTCCAAATGGAGCAATTTGAGTTGGATCGCCCCGTAGCCCAGTTTGGCTACGGACTGATGGTCGGCCAAACGCTCGAATCCGATGAGTCGCTGTATATCCCCTCGGATAACAGTATGGTTGTGGCCGACAAATACGATGACAAAGGTGATCTCCAAGTTGATGGAGTGTTGAAAGTTATATGATTCTGACTGATGCAATCGAACGAGACGATTACGATATCGAACTAACGACAGACGGTATTGCGATTACGCATACACCGAGTGGCGTACAGTTTACGGTTGGCAGTGATGGGTCTGTCACAGCCGATGCACTTGCTGCGAGTGGCACGAATCTGACGCTTGGATCGAACACCGATATTGGTGATGCGACGACAATTGGGACCGTGGCTGCCCAACAGATCGATGCTCAATCCTCGGACAATCCCGATGCAGTGGCCGTCGATTCCCAACTAAAGGCCAAAGACGTTATCGATGAAGGCAAACGGTTGAACGATCTGTATCGGGCAATTGGGCAGAGTCAGTTTGAACTTGGGCTGACTCAACTCGAATACGATACGGGACAGTTCGATACGTTTGTCGATGGCTCAAAAGTCGATTCCCAAAGTGGGATTAGTATTGATGGATCGATGGCGCTTATCGAGCCACTCACGTTTGGGAATTTGGATGCCGAGTTTACTGGCCATACGAATGACGTTCGATCTGTCTATATTGACGGCTCGTATGGCTACTCGGGATCGTATGACGATACGGTCAAAAAGTGGGACACAGATACGATGACC